CATCCATTGTACTCTACATTGGGAGATTTACCAGATGCTACTGCAAATCATGGTATGTTTGCACATGTTCATTCGGAAGGTGCTGCATATTATGCACACGCTGGTAGTTGGGTCAAGTTGACTAATGATAGTGATCTAGACGCAGAAACAACTCGTGCGACCTCTGCTGAAACTGTTAACAACCAAGCAATTGCTATACTTCAAAATCAGGTCTCTGGTATTAGTACCTCTTCAGGTTCAACTGATATTGAGATGCAAGCAAATGTTGACATGGCCACAAACAAGATTTCTAATCTTGGAACGCCAACGAGTGGTACAGATGCGGCAACTAAAGCATATGTTGACTCAGGTGTTGCTGGTGTAGACCTATCTGGGTATACTGATACTTCAGGTATGACAAGTGCAATCTCCACTGCAAAGTCCGAGGCAATTTCTACTGCAAGTGCTGATGCAACTACTAAGGCAGATCAAGCAGAAACAGACGCTAAAGCATATGCCGATCAGGTTGTTGCTGCGACTGTAGATGCTGCTCCTGCCGCACTAGACACATTGAACGAACTAGCTGCTGCTCTTGGAGATGATGCAAACTTCGCTTCAACTGTTACTACTAGTCTTGCCGCTAAGGCAGATGATGTTGCAACTACTGCTGCTCTTGCTACTAAAGAAGACAAGACTGTTGTTGCTGCACTTGACACCTTTGTTAAGGGTTCTTCATCAACTATCAACGTTGATAATATTGATAACGGAGAAATGTGGTTTGGTAATGGGAGCGGGTCCGGACATCCAGGCAATCAGGGCGGCACAGTAATTGTTGATGCCTCAGGAATGTCTCCTCTTAGGTCAGGTTATACTGGTTCGGGTATGAGACTTCAACCAGAAAAAATTAATTTTACAGAAGAACTGACAGAGCCTGGAGAGTACACATTCACCTTTACTGGTCCAAGTAGCGCAAACGGTAATATACGTATTGTTGCAATGGCTGGATGGTTTTCTTGGAATAGTGCAACTAACAGCACTTGGTGGACAGGTAGTGAATTTGTGGAAGGTTATACGGTTGATTCGACCTACACTCACAATGACTCTAATTATGCGAGTGGTAGCTATACCTTCACCGTACCCGCCGATGGTGCAGTGTTGGCACTTTACCATGATGCGCCCAATGGCAGCTGGTTATATCTGTCCGATTTATCATTAGTTAAAACTGTAGCTGCTCCTACTCTAGAAACTACTTCAACCACTATAATTGAGGGAATTAACGAACTACACACTGAACTGAATACACTATCTTCAACTCAGTCTGGTGACCAGTCTAATCTGCAATCACAGATTACTAGTGAAACATCTGCAAGACAAGCTGCAATTGTTACTGCTAAGTCTGAAGCTGTCGCACTCGCTGCATCTGATGCAACTACTAAGGCAGATCAAGCGGAAGCAGATGCGAAAGCGTATGCTGACCAAGTTGTTGCTTCTACCGTAGATGCTGCTCCTGCCGCACTAGACACTCTTAATGAGTTGGCTGCTGCTCTAGGTGACGATGCAAACTTCGCTTCAACTGTTACTACTTCAATCGCAACTAAGGCAGATGATGCTGCAACTACTGCTGCTCTTGCTACTAAGGCAGATGATGCTGCAACTACTGCTGCTCTTGCTACTAAGGCTAATACATCTGACTTATCTTCCATACAATCACAATTATCAATATCAGGATCTTCACAACAAGTTATCGTTAGAGGTCAACACCATTATAATAGTAATATGGGTCGAGTTATAGTTTATAGTGCTGTAGATAATTCTATAATATCAACTATAGACGGTACTGAGGCTGGAAGAGCTCTGGGTACTCAAGTTTTATTAACAGATGATTATATTTTAGCATCTACCACTAAAGGTGTTTGGGATGATGATACCACTAGTAGTATTCATGCATATTCAACAAGTGATCTGACAGCGGATCCAATAATTATTGGTCACCCAGAGGGTAAAGGTCATAGAGAATTTGGTCAGGCTGAAGGACAATTAGTAGTAGGTAATGGAAAATTATTTGTTAGTGATAATTCTAGAATTTATATTTGTGATTTATCCAATCTTTCTGCTGCTCCTGTTCCATTTGAATTCGAAACTGGTTCACTCAATGCTAGTGCTGCAATTCTAGTATTTAATCCATACGACAATTACTTATATGTTGGTCAAAAGAATGCTTATGGTGGAGATGGTGCAATTACTCGTTTCGATACTAATACTATGTTAACAACTGGTGGATCTCCTGAAACCATCTATAGTGTTGATGCTGCTTCAATTAGTTCTATGAATTTCGGTAGAAACATTGCTATATTCGAAGACTGTCTGTATGTTTCAGGTAAACATGCTGAAGGTTCACCCCTTCAAGCAGTCTATAAGTACAATACTTCGTCCTTTGTTTCCGGTCATACTGCCGTACCTCACTTATCAAAATGGTCTGGATCAACACAAAGTCTTGGTTCAAATGATGATTTTGGTTCTTATATTGGTTCTATATCAGCAAGTTCTAAGGGTACTGTAATTGGAGCACCTAATTACGGAGCTTCAGATTGGAATAGTGGTTATGTTAATACAGGTCGTGTTTATTACATCGAAAATTATTCAAATGGAACAAGTAGTGGTCTAACTCCATTAAATACGAGTTCCATGAATTTACAAAATAATGAATGGGCAGGAGAAAATGTTCACACTGACGAAAATTATGTATATGCTACATTCTATGGAAGAAGTTTTTCTGGTGCAAATGCTGTTGCAGTATGGTCGTGGGATAATATATCTGCGGCTCCTACTATAATACAGACTGAATCTGGGTCTGGATTTAATATAGGTCTTCTAGCTAGTTCTACAACTCTTTCTCAACTTATTTCTGATAACACTTCTGCAATCTCCGCTGAGACTACCGCAAGAACTTCTGCAATATCAACTGAGACATCTGCAAGACAAGCTGCAATTGTTACTGCTAAGTCTGAAGCTGTCGCACTTGCTGCATCTGATGCAACAACTAAAGCAGATGCCGCACAAACTGCTGCAATTTCTACTGCAAGTGCTGATGCAACTACTAAGGCAGATCAAGCAGAAGCAGATGCGAAAGCGTATGCTGACCAAGTTGTCGCTTCTACTGTAGATGCCGCACCGGATGCATTGAATACTCTTAACGAGTTAGCTGCTGCATTGGGTGATGATGCGAACTTTGCATCTTCAGTAACTTCGTCTATCGCAACTAAGGCAGATGATGCTGCAACTACTGCTGCTCTTGCTACTAAGGCAGACACTAGTGCGATGACTACTGCTCTTGCTACTAAGGCGGATGATACTGCAACTACTGCTGCTCTTGCTACTAAGGCAGATGTTACTACTGTTACTGCTTTGGATGTGAGTATTAAAGGTTCAGAACCTACTCCCGGCCCTGAATTGATGGGTGATGTAACTGTATCAGATCTTGATGGTGGACAGTCTTCATCTACCACCCATTCTAGTGGTGGTATTCAATTTGCTAGGACTGGTGTTGAAGTTGCGATATTTAACTTTGCGACTGAAATTGGAAAGGAATATGAAATTTCCTATTTTGGTGGTATGAGTCCTGCTACCGGAAACAACAAGTTTGTAGTAGTTCCTTCTGGGTTTGTTCCTACTATGAGCAATTATTGGGCAAATAACATACTAAAGGATGCGTCTGGAAATAAAACTGAACTTGTTGTCAGTGGTAACTCAGGTACTCAAAGTGAATCTGGTACTTTTATTGCTGCGACCACAACTGTTCAGATTATATTCTTTAATGGCTCATTGGATGAAACTCACTATATTAAGTCTATTAGTGTTAAAGAGTTATCTTTAGGTGTTTTGGACACAACCGCATCTCATGTTATCCCTGCGATCAACGAACTACACACTGAACTGAATGCATTGTCTGGAACTGATACTACTCTTACTTCTAGTATAACGGCTAATGCTGATGCAATTACCGCTAACTCTAATGCAATCTCTGCTGAGACTACTGCAAGAACTTCTGCAATCTCTGCTGAGACTACTGCAAGAGAAAGTGCTGTAACATCTGCTATCTCGACTGCAAGTTCTGATGCAACGACTAAGGCGGATGCTGCTGAAGCGGATGCTATCGCAACTGCCTCTGCGGATGCAACTAGTAAAGCAAATGCTGCTCAATCAGCTGCTGTCTCTACTGCATCTTCTGATGCGACTTCGAAAGCAAATGCTGCACAGTCTGCCGCAGAGTCAACTGCTTCTGCGGATGCAACAACTAAAGCGGATGCTGCTCAAGCTGCCGCAGCTGTTGATGCAACGACTAAGTCGGATGCTGCACTTGTTTCTGCACAGACTTACGCAGACAATGCCGCATCAACTGCGGTTGCTAATGTAATTGATGCCGCTCCTGCTTCGTTGGATACACTCAACGAACTAGCTGCTGCACTAGGTGACGATGCGAACTTTGCATCTACTATGACTAATAGTCTTGCAACTAAGGCAAATACTGTCGATGTTGCAACTGCTGCTCAAGGTGTTAAGGCGGATAGCGCTTTACAACCTAGCGATGCAGTTGGTCTTACAGTAGACAACTCTGACAAGTTAGACGGTCAGCAGAGTTCACACTTCCGTATCGACATTTATGACATTAACGGTAACATCGTTAACTAATAAATTGTATAAATATAACAGGGTGTCACAACGTGGCACCCTAGTTATAAAATAGGAATAGGTTATATGATACCGAACAGTAAAGACGAATTGATGGATTACTGCTTGAGGTCTTTAGGACATCCAGTAGTAGAAGTAAATATCGATGACGACCAATTGGACGATAGAATTGATGAAGCCCTTCAGTGGTTTCGTGAACATCATCCAGACGGTTCCAAACGACAATACATATCGCATGAATTGACACAAGATGATATTGATAACGGATACATTGATTTCGGTGTGGATGTTATGTCTGTTGTCAGGATGTTGCCCGTTAATACTGTACAAGGACAAACAAACTTCTTTGATATCAAATATCAGATGATGTTGAATGATGTCACAGATTTAAATAATTATGCTGGTGATATGGCATATTATGAACAAATGCAACAACATCTATCATTGTTAGATATGAAACTTTCTGGGTTGCCGGAGATAACATTTGATAGACAAAACAATAGAGTAAACTTTTACCTAAGCAAATCTAAAGTTCCGGTTGGACAATATGTTGTTTTCGAGGTTTATGGAATGAGAACTCCTAACTCGGATAATGAATATAATTCATTGTGGAATCATAAGTTTATTAAATCTTACTCTACAGCTCTTGTCAAAAGACAATGGGGTATTAACCTTATAAAGTTTGATGGTATGACACTGCCTGGCGGTGTTACTGTTAATGCTCGTCAGATATATGAAGACGCTCTCCAAGATATAGAAAAGATTATGGAGAAGTTCCGAGAAGAGGAAGATGAAGGCCCAATCTTCTTTGTAGGTTAATATGGCCACTAATCGTTATATAAGTCAAAAGGTACGTGGTGAACAGAACCTCTATGAGGATTTGATCATTGAGTCTATCCAGTTTTACGGACAAGACGTGTACTATCTCCCAAGGGAAATTATCAATAGAGATCCAGTCTTTATTGATGATGTTCCTTCACGTTTTTCTGATTCATACAAAGTCGAAATGTACATTGAAAACCAAGACGGTTTTGATGGAGAGGGTGATTTATTCACCAAATTTGGTATTGAATTAAGAGATCAAGCAACATTTGTTGTTGCACGTAAGAGATGGCAATCCTTAATTGGAGACTATCTCGAATCACAGAAATTTAGGCCTAGAGAAGGCGACTTAATATTCCTTCCTATGTCAGAATCTATCTTCCAAATTATGAAGGTAGAAACAGAATCACCATTCTATCAGTTAAGTCAATTACCTACTTTCCGATTGCAATGTGAGTTGTTCGAATATAACGACGAGGACTTCGATACTGGAATCGAGGGAGTCGATATTGTTGAACAGGAATCAGCATTCAAATATGAATTGGTTATGGAAGAGACCTCGGTATCTACTGCATCTCTTACCTCAGTTATTGATAGTAATGGGATAGTCACTGATCTGAACATTATAAATTCAGGTAAAGCATACACTTCAGTACCAACAGCTACATTCTCTTCACCTCTAGATTCTGCTGGAGTTACAGCAGAAGTTACTTTAGAAATAGATAATGGATTAGTAACTGGCGGTATTATTACAAATCAAGGTTCTCTCTATGCGACAGCACCTACTGTCACAGTCTCCTCACCATCTTCAGGTGGAATATTCACTGATGGTCAAACTTTAACACAGGATAATGGTGAATATACAATGAAAGGGGAAGTTACTACTTGGAATAGTGACACTAGAACTCTTTCTATATCGCATAGTGGAGCTACAGACGGTAAGTTCCATTTGTGGACAACCAACAATCTTATTACTAGTGACACGGCCAACTGGATACCGTCTTCTATAACAGAAATTCAAGACATCCATACCGAGTCTCAGAATGAAGTCTTTGAGGATTTTGCTTCAGACTTCTTAGACTTTAGTGAGTCAAACCCATTTGGAGATCCATTATAATGTTCGGAACTCATTTTTATAATAAGCGTGTAAGAACTACGGTATCAATATTCGGATCATTGTTTAACAATATACATGTAATACGAACTAACAGTTCTAACGAGGTTATGTCTCAGGTTAAAGTTCCTCTCTCTTATGCCCCGAAGAGAAACTTCCTAGAAAGGTTATCGTCAATGGATAACGGTGAAGAAGCTGAACGTAGAGTTGCAATGAAGTTGCCTCGAATGTCTTTCGAGATTGTTGATCTCGCATACGATCCTATAAGACAATTACCTAAAGTTAACGCCTACAGAGAATCCCTATCTACAGATAATACAAAAGACAGAAAGGTTTATACTGGAGTTCCGTATAATATACAATTTCAATTAAATATCTATGCCAAGTCACAAGATGATGCTTTGCAGATAGTTGAACAAATCATACCCTATTTCGCGCCACAATACAATCTAACGGTAAAACCTTTCACAGACTACCCCAACGTTAAGGAAGATGTACCTGTAGTTTTACAGGGAGTAACATTTTCCGATGACTATGAAAGTGGTCTGGAACAAAGAAGGACGATTATTTATACATTAGATTTTCAGATGAAGATAAACTTCTATGGACCAGATAGGGATCAATCAATAATACGAGAGGTTAATAGTCCTTTAAGCATACTAACAGATTTGCAAAACAACCTACCTCTTGAGACTATAAATATTACACCAGACCCTATTGGTGTAAGCCCTGACAGTGACTATGGATTTAATGTGAAATATTTGGATAATGATGGAAATGAAATCTGATAAAGAAAATAATATTGAAAATGATTATGAACATTCCAGAGATACGTATTACGATTTAATCGAAAAGGGTCGAGAGTCTCTTGAGTTGATGATACAGGTCGCTAGGGAAAGTGAACACCCTAGAGCCTTTGAGGTGTTGTCGGGAATGATTAAAAATATTTCCGATGTTAACGATAAACTTATGGATCTAAATAAGAAACATAAGGACATCAACAAACCGGAAGAAAACACCAACGCGCTTCCAAACGGAACTACAAATAATAATGTTTTTATAGGTTCAACAACAGACTTACAGAGAATGTTGGGAAACCTTGATAATGAAGAAAAGGTGATTGAAGCAGAAGATGCAATCGACAGTTCTGGATCAAACGAAATCTAGTACCGCTGCACACTATCTTGGAAACCCTAACGTAAAACGTGACGGTGTACAAGAGGAGTGGACACAGAAGAAACTTCTAGAATATAAAAAGTGCATGGAAGATCCAGCGTACTTCGCTCGCACTTATGTTAAAATTATATCACTTGACAAAGGTCTAGTACCTTTCGATCTCTATGATTATCAAGAAGAGATGTTCGATCACTTTAACGATAATCGATTCTCTATCGTACTGGCGTGTCGTCAGTCAGGAAAATCTATAAGTTCCGTAGCATACCTTCTTTGGTATGCGTTATTTCATCCCGAAAAAACTATCGCAGTTCTCGCGAACAAAGGTGCTACCGCAAGAGAAATGCTTGCTCGTGTTACACTTATGTTGGAGAATCTTCCCTTCTTTTTACAGCCGGGCTGTAAGGCACTCAACAAGGGTTCTATAGAACTTAGTAACAACTCACGAATCATTGCAGCTGCAACTTCCGGTTCCTCTATTCGAGGTATGTCCGTAAATTTATTGTTTCTCGACGAGTTTGCGTTTGTAGATAATGATGCAGAGTTCTATACTTCAACCTACCCAGTAGTATCCTCTGGTAGAAATACCAAGGTTATTATTACTTCTACCGCGAATGGTATAGGTAACGTATTCGAAAGAATTTGGACAGGTGCAAAACAAAAAGTCAACGAATACAAATCATTCGAAGTTAATTGGTGGGATGTGCCCGGCAGAGACGACAAATGGAAAGAAGAAACTATTTCCAATACGTCACAAATGCAATTCGATCAGGAATTTGGCAATACCTTTTTTGGTACTGGCAATACCCTAGTCAAAGGGGATACCTTACTTAAGTTGAGGGCGAAACCCTACAAAAGATCCCTAGAACAGGGAGATCTATTAATATATAAGGACCCTATCAAGGATCATCAATACATCACTCTCGTAGATGTAGCACGCGGAAGAGGTCAGGATTTCAGTACGTTCAACGTAATCGATATAACGGTCCAACCCTTTCAACAGGTTGCGGTGTATCGCAATAATAGTATTTCTCCG